GCGGCAATGATTGGTGATATTGAAATTGAAGCTGCGGCAGGCGCCGGTGGTGGTTCAAGTCTACAATCAAGAACTGACGTAACAGCAACTACAGGTACATTAGCAAATAATGCTGCAGCTGACTTAAGCATTACAGGTTTTAAAGGTTATGCATTAATGGCCATTGAAACTAATAAAGCTGCTTGGGTAAGAATATATGTTAATGGTGCTACAAGAACCGCTGATGCGAGCAGATTAGATACTGCTGATCCTTTACCAGATGCAGGTGTGATTGCTGAAGTTATTACAACTGGTGCTGAAACAGTAATTGTTTCGCCTGGTACAATTGGTTATAGCCTAGAGTCTACACCAAATACTACTATCCCGCTAAGAGTAGAAAATAGGTCAGGCTCAACAGGTACAGTACAAGTCACCCTTACCGTACTTCAATTGGAGGCTTAATAAATGCTCAGAGAGTGGATTGTTACTCTTCATAAACGCGAAGACCTTGAAGGTTTCTATGAAGATATGGAAACGCCGGGCGGTAACTTGTTCATTCCAGATCGAGCAGTTGAAGTATCTAATAAAAGACCAATTAGTCGCAATACTCACTATATGCTTACCGATGATGAAGTTGAATTAATTAAATCTGATGATAGAGTTTGGGGTGTTGATTTAAGAGAATTAGTTGAACTAAGTATTAAACCATCTTATAAAATTACAAATGGTGAGTTTGATAAAAACTGGTTTACCGATGCTTCAGATATTAACTGGGGTTTGCTTAGACATAGTGAAGCATTGAATAGATCAAATTGGGGTGCAGACGGTTCTTCACTTATAATTGACACATTAGCTATCACAGCATCGGGTAAGAATGTTGATGTTATTATTGTGGACGGGCATATTGATCCAGCCCATCCAGAGTTTGCAGTAAATTCAGATGGCTCGGGTGGTAGTAGAATTATTCAAGAAAACTGGTTCTCACATGGTGGCTCAGGCACTTATACATATGATCGTTCAGGTTCATATACAAATGCTACAGATGAAAGTGATAACAACCACGGCTGCCACTGTGCAGGAACTGTAGCAGGGAATACTCAAGGCTGGGCACGGGATGCTAACATCTATAACATTAGTCCGTATAGCTCAAATCCAAATGGTAGCATTGGTTCTACTATGTGGGATTATATGAGACAATGGCATAATACAAAACCAATTAACCCAGATACAGGCAGACGTAATCCTACGGTAACAAATAATAGTTATGGCTCATCTCTTGAAATTGGAACAGGTTCTTTTGGAGATGTAGATAGAATTAATTTCCGTGGAACTGATTTTAATCCAGGTCGTAGTTTAACTCAATCTGAATTACAAGCTCGTGGATGTTATGCTCCAAATTCAAATTTAGAAATGGATATTCCATACTATACAACATCACGTCAAGCTGACTTGCAAGATGCAATTGATGATGGTATTATTATCGTAGTTTCAGCTGGTAACGATTATTGGAAAACAGTAAATACATCAGACCAAGATTATAATAATACGTATAGAATTCCATATTCAGGTACTACAATAACTACATGGCTTCACCGAGGAACTGGCTCAGGTGCTGGTTATGGGCCAACTATTAACGTTGGAGCCCTATCAAATAATGTAGGAGAAGAAAAAGCTCCGTTTTCTAACGTTGGAAGTCAAATAGACATTTTTGCAGCAGGTGAAGCAATTCAAAGTTCACTTCACTCAGGCGGTATTGCTGATCCTAGAAATAGTAGCTATCAATTTGGTAAATACCAAGGAACAAGTATGGCAGGACCTCAGGTTGCTGGCGTAGCAGCTCTTCTCGTTGAGCAATGGCCAAACGCCACAAATACTGAAATTAAAGCCTGGATCCAAGAAAATGCAATTATAGATGAAATGGTAGATACAGGAAACGACGATCCTATGGATATGTTAAGCTTGCAGGGTGCTGAAAATAGAATGCTGCGTTGGATTAATCAAAGAGTAGAGACAGGTAATTCATTTCCTAAAAAGAATTTTGCGAATAGACCAGCTGATGGTTTAACTTATCCTCGCACAAGAATCAGGAGACGGGGTTAAATGCATATAAATATTATAAAATTGAAGGTGTTCCATGGCTGAAGTATTAGCAACAAAATTAAAAAACGATACAGTTCGTATGTTTCGCGATGATATCGCAAACAACGATTATTACTTTTGTGTATCGTCAATTTCAATAGATGCTCTTACTAGAGTTGATGCCGTAAACTCTTTTAAAAGCAAAACTGAGTTTAAAGAAAATATTTTATTCGGTAAACAATGTTTTGATTCCGACGTAAAGTATATGATTAAATATCATCCTTGGCAAAAAGACCAAGTATACGAACAATACGATGATACCGTTGATTTAGAAAACGAAAAATTCTATTCCGTTGTTGGTCCTACTAATAACGATTCCGGTGATTATCGAGTTTATAAATGCTTATCAAATAATAATGGTGCACAATCAGCTAACCCACCAAACTATAACCCAGTTACTGTAAATCAAATTTATAGAATGCCAGATGGATATGTTTGGAAGTTTATGTATTATTTGACTGAGTCAGAATTTGAAGGCTACAATGCTGTAGGATATATTCCTTTAATGGGAGACTTTGCAGTTGATCCTCAACTCGATTCGGATGCAAATAATGTTATAACAGGTTCAGAAGTTAGTAATATTTTTGTTAACAACCCTGTTGATAACGCAGGCTATCCTTTTGTTGAAAGCGGTATTGTTGCTGGCCCTCCAGGTAATGATAGTACTGTGCTTCTTAGATCTAATTTCTTATCTGAAATTGGAAACTATTATTCAGGTATGACGCTCTATGTTAATACACCTACAAACGTAACTTACACATATGTAATTGATACTTATACGTGGGATGCTGTTGCTGATAGAGCAAGAGTTAAAGTAATTGGTAATCCAAGCGGAGACGGAGTTATTATTAACTCAACATTTAAAATTCTACCGACTGTTAACATTATCGGAGACGGATCAGGTGCCACAGCAATTCCAAGAATTGTAGAGGGAAATATTACAAACATTGAAATATTAACTCCTGGCCAAGGCTATAATAATATTAGTGCATCCATTGTTGATCCTAACTATGATTTTGATCCAGACGATGCAAACTCCATTGATGTAAGAGCTACATTAAGACCAGTTCTTTCGCCAATTGGTGGTCATAATTATAACTTAATTGATGAACTTTATTGTAGACATGTATTGCTTTATGCATATATTACAGAAACTGATAATAACCAAATCGGTGCTTCCAATTCTACATCAGCTGTTGGTGTACTTAAAAATCCAACGTTTACACCAGATCCTGTAACAGCAAACACAGCTTCGCCTGATGTATTTGATAATAGAATTGAGATAATTACAGATGATTATGGAAAATTAGTAGTCAATAGTATTGTAACACAAGAAGATTTAGATGGTAACGAGTTGTTTAGAGCTCGAGTACACGCAATTCAAGCTTCATCAAACACAGTTCATTTGTGCAGTTATATGGGACCTCATATTAACCAAGCAAATAATGATATATCACTCGACCCATCGTTGAATTTAATTAATTCTACCGGGCAAAAAATTTCGATAAATAGTCCAGTAGCTAATAATGTAATTGAATCAAGATACACTCAACGGTCAGGTGAAGTATACTTTATGGAAGACTTCTTTCCAATTGATAGACAAACCACCTCACGTGAAGAATACAAGCTGGTCTTAGAATTTTAAGGAAACTCAAATAGATGCCTATTAACACAGACTTAAACATTGCCCCATACTTCGACGATTTTGATGTCGAGAAACAGTTTTATAAGATCCTGTTTAAACCAGCTTATGCGGTTCAAGCAAGAGAGCTTACACAGCTACAAACAATTCTTCAAAACCAAGTTGAACAATTTGGAGATAATATCTATCAAGAAGGTAGTATTATTAAAGGTTGTAACTTTACAAACTTGGATGGTTTACAATTCGTTAAACTAGTTGATAAAACAGGTTTTGATGTAGAAACATTTATCAGTGGTCCAAGCACCGAAGTTATTAATGGCGTTGACACACCTATTGATGTTGTTTATGAATTAGTAGGTGGTGTTACAAGTCTTAAAGCTTCCGTAATTACAGCTACACGCGGCTTTGAAACTAGGCCGCCAGATCTTAACACGTTTTATATTAACTACTTAAACACAAACGAAACCAGTAACTATAAAGTATTCCAGCCTGGTGAAAGCATTACAATCAATCGTTATAAGTACAATGGTTCAACTCTTTATAGCACCGAGCTTGGTGTTGAAACTATTGACGTTACTCTCCAGTCAGATCCAACAGGAACTTCATTTGGTATTCAAACATCGGCAGGTGTTATCTTCCAAAAAGGTCACTTCTTGTTTGCCAACGATCAAACTCTTGTCGTATCAAAATATACAAACCAACCTGATGATCTTTCAGTAGGTTTCGTAGTTACAGAATCTCTAATTAGTTCATTACAAGATGGTACCTTATATGATAATGCAAACGGTTCTACTAATGAAAATGCGCCAGGTGCTGATAGACTTAAAATGATTCCAACATTGGCTGTTTTAGATACAGCTGAAGCTGACGTAGACTCAACATTCTTTACATTAGTTAGATACCAAAATGGTTCAGCGGTTCAATTAAGAGACGTAACTCAATTTAATTCAATTAATGAAGAGCTAGCCAAAAGAACTTACGAAGAGTCTGGTAACTATATCGTAGACAAATTTAAAATTGATATTGATCGTCGTGGTACAGATATCAAAGCACTCGTTAATAGTGGCATAGCATATGTTAAAGGTTATCGTGTTGAAACATCGGGTAAAATTGATTTTACTCTTGACCCAGTTACAGAAACAGTAGTACAGGAAAACCAAGCTACAACAATTGATTATGGTGGGTATTTACCTATCACATCATTGTCTGGTACTATTGGGGATCAATACGAAGCTGTTACGTTACAAACTGCAGGTTCAAGCACTATTGGTAGAGCACACATTAGAAACATTACGCCAGCAAGATGTTATTTGTTTGGTGTTGATATGGTTGGCTCAAACGAGTTTAAAAACGTAAGACGCATTGTTGGTACAAGTGGTGTTATTGAAATCGCATCAAATCCAGCAGTTAAAGATGCTTCACGCTCTGCAATGATATTTGATACTGGTAGTAAGTTTATTAAAACACTTTCAGACATTTCAATTCCTGTAAGAGACAAAATCTCAGCGGCTGTTTCAAGTGATACAATAGAAATTACAGCAGCAGCCGGTGAAGACTTTGCTGTTAGCCAAGATGATATTACTGTGGTTGATGCATCGAATACTTACATTCCAGTATTAAGTACTGCAACATCTTTAAATAACTCAGTTATTACTATTAACTTAGATCCTACAGCAAATGCAGATCCAGCCGCAGAAGTTTATTTAAACAAAAGACTTATTAATACAGATTCATATACAAAAGCTTCAGTAAGCCCTTATGTAAAAGTAACATATAATAATAGCACTTCAACATATAGTTTAGGTTTCCCTGATGTTTATAAAATTGAATCAATCGTTGCGAACACGGTAGATTATACAGATAGTTTTAAATTATATAACAACCAAAACGATCACTTCTACGATATTTCATATATGGAATATATTCCAGGACGCCCGGTTCCACCAAACGGTACACTTACTATCAAACTTTCTTGTTATGAGCTTGGTACTGCTACTGGTAAATATTTCTTTACTATTAACAGTTATCCAATTGATGATACCACCGAGGTATTACCAGCTGGTAAAATTCGTTCATACGACCTCGATACATACACATCTGCGTCCGGTCAAATTTATAACTTAAGAAATTGCTTAGACTTTAGACCACATGCCGATAAAGATTCAGCAGTTGATTATTCAGATACAACACCTAGTGCGGCTGGCACAGTTACTACTGCGGTTGGAGATAACCAAATTGATTTCAGTGGTACAGCTTATGTTATTCCAGCGCTTAATTCTAATGCAACATTAGATGTTGAATCCTATAAAGGAAGAATTGATTTAATCAGTATGGATTCATATGGTCTTCCATCCATTACTCAAGGTACTGAAGACTTATTACCTATTGCACCTACAGTAGGAAAAGACGAATTAGTAGTTGCTGAAATTAACATTCCAGGTTATCCTGCATTGAGTGCTGAAGAAGCTTCTCAATCTGGTAAATTTGATTCCGCTATTAGAATTAAATCAAAAGGTACTTCAAACTATACAATGCGTGACATCGAAAAGATTGAGCAACGCATTGAAGGTTTAGAATATTATATTTCACTTAACCAATTAGAACAACAATCAGAAAATCTTTTAATCCTAGACGAAAATGGATTATCAAGATTTAAAAATGGTTATATCGTGGATCCAATGAACGATACTGGTATTGCTAATTTAGATGATCCAAACTATAAAGCAGCAATTCACTTTGATAAGAAAATTCTTACACCAGCTCTTAAAACATTCCCATTAGATTTAAAATATAAATCTTCTACTGGTGCATCGATCTTCCCAACAGTCGGTACTGCTGAAACAGCAACACTAGGCAGAAACGATAACATTAAACTTATTGGTCAGCCTTATGCTACAAACTTTAGAAACTGTGTATCTAACTTCTGGAAATACAATGGTTCTTCTAATATTTCTCCATCACATGATATGGCGCATGACACTGTTAGAAATCCAACTCCAGCAGTAATTGATATAGCTGGCGTGTTCCAAGATTTACAAGAGTTCCTACCGATTACTGGTATTAACTGGGATGGTCCTGTTGTTGATGGCGCGACTACTACAACTCAGCGTGGTCGACTACTTACAACAACTACACAAAGAACTCAAACGGGCACTGAGCAAAGATTGTCTGTAAATGATGGAGCGTTAAATGGAGTTGGCGACTTTGTATCTGACATAAGTTTCCAACCGTTTATGAGATCTAGAAATATTAAAATCCACACAACAGGTCTTAGACCAAATACAAGACATTATTTCTTCTTTGATAGAAAAGACGTTAACGCAAATGTTGCACCAGGTACGACTTCAGCTACACGAGCGAGAACAGTTCAAAAGTTTGGTGCTTATGGCGCAGCTGTTACAACAGATTCTAACGGCGTATTGAGAGCTATATTTAGAATTCCAGCCGGTCAGTTTTATGTTGGTGATAGACTACTTGAAATTGTTGATGTAAACCAATATTCGAGCATTGATTCAGCCTCGACTTCTAAGTCTGAAATCATGTATAGAGCTTATAATATTTCGGTAGAAAAAACAGCGCTTTCAACTCGTGTTCCTGAGTTTAGCACAGTATCAGGTAATACTACAACTCGTAACCTTGCGGCAAGAGTAACAACTCAAACATTGCCGGGAGGAGATCCATTAGCTCAGACATTCTTTATTAAACAAGGTATGGGTCAAGGATCGAACTCAGTATATATTTCTAAAGTTGATTTATATTTCAAACGTAAGAGTACTGTAAATGGTATTACTGTCACTTTACGTGAGGTTGTAAATGGCTATCCATCTGGAACCATCTTACCATTCTCAAAATTACATTTACAAGCTTCCGAAGTAAATGTTTCAGATGACGCAACTGCAGTTACTGAAATTAATTTTGAAACGCCAATTAGAATGGATACAGAAAAAGAATACGCAGTTGTTATTATGCCTGATGCGAACGATCCTAACTACCTACACTTTACATCTAAAGTTGGTGGCAAAGATCTTACCACAGGTCCAACAAAAGGTCAATCAGTTGTTATGGACTGGGGTGACGGCGTTCTCTTTACTTCAACAAATAACCGTACTTGGAAATCATACCAAGATGAAGATATTAAGTTTGCTGTATATCGTCATAACTTTAACTCTGCATCTGGTACAGTTACACTTACAAATGACGATCATGAGTTTATCACGTTATCAGATTGGACTGGTAGATTTGAATCAAGAGAAATGATTTATAAGCAAATCGATACTGGCTATACTGTAAGTATGGTTCAAAACACAAATATTCTTACTCAGTCAGGTAATGATTTTAATGTTGATTACGCGGCAGGTGATTATATTTTAGTTACCGCAAGTAATAACGTCGATAAAGAAATCTTTAGAGTTGCATCTATTGATAGCTCAACACAAATCACAACTGATAAACCTTGTCCGTTTAACGCATCAAATGCAAATGGTAAACCATTAGTTGCTGGTAAGTTATCTCATTACAATAGCTATAACAGAGCTGAAATGCATTTGGCTCAGAGTTCTGCTACAAGCGCAAAGAAATTTGTTGCTGGCGATACTGTATATGGTTTTGATTCTGGAACAGAAGCTACGATCGGTTCCATCGATAACATTAACTTAAGTTATATTCAACCACATATTCCTCGTGCGCTTGATTCGGTATCAAACGTAACAGCTTCTGGTAATTTAACTAACCCAAGTAATTTAGTTAATCCATATGAAATGCCAATTAGGTTTGGTGATAATAACCACTTTACTCAAAACGGTGTAGTTGTTTATAGTAAATCAAATAACTTAGTTACTCCAAAACCATTTGATATTAACTTAGCAATGACAAACGGTGCAAACGTTACATCAACACCATTGATCGATTTAGAACTTGCAACTCTTATGGCTTATGCTTATAAGACAACAAACACTCCTGCGACAACTTCAAAATATATTTCTAAAACAATTGAGTTGGCTGAGGATTTAGATGCAGAAGATTTAAATCTATATTTAACAGGTTATAGACCAAATGGTACTGATATTAAAGTTTATATTAGACCACAACACGTACAAGACAGTGCAAACTTTGACACTATGCCTTGGATTGAATTAGAATTATTTGAAGGTGCTTCAACATATTCATCATCTTCTAACTTATACGATTACCGTGAGTATCGTTATAGAGTTGCAGATGCTAATAAGTCAGCTTCTGATATTTTAGAATATACAAGTACAACTGGTAAATTTGAAGGCTATAGAAAATTTGCAATTAAAATTGAATTAGTAGCTGAAAATATCCACAATGTACCATTCGTAAAAGACTATAGAGGGATAGCTTTAACATGACGTTGAAGCGAGATCAAAATAGTAACGCAGTACTCAATACCGATGTTGCCGGTCTTAATAAATATAAACAGGAACGAAAACTTCATCGGTCCGTTATAAATCTGACTAACGAAGTAGAAGAAATTAAAGAGACAATGGCCAGAATTGAATTCCGCCTTACAAAGATAGAGAACCAATAAAATGTCAAAATCCAGTATTCAAAACGTTACGACTACACAAACATTTCAAAATTGGTTAGACAAAACCAATGAAATGGTTGACATTTTCAGAGACTCAGCAGTAACCGCATCGGTATCAGGTGATGAAACCGTGGGTGATGCTACAATCCTTGGAGAGTTTACTGCAAATACTGTAGCTGCTGCTGATGAACTTAGAACAAATCTTGTATCAGCTTATACCGCAGGCCAAGTAATTAACTTTGACCATCCTATAAACATTACCGGTACTACAAGTGAAATTGTTGCAACATTTACTTTTGGAGCATCGGGTGCTAAAACAAGATATACCGATGGATCTACTGCTTGGGAAATTGGAATCAACAATTCTACAGATGCAGATTTCCTTATCCAAGAAAACAATTCAGAACAATTTAAATTGTCAAGAGCTGGCGTACTTACAGTTCCATCATTAACAGTTACTGAGGAAATTACATTCCCAAGAGATGCTGATGGAAATATTACTGGTACTATTGAATCAGCTAACGGTAACTTTACAGATACCTTAACGGCAAATACTATTAACGCAACCACAATAAACAGTAACGATATTCGTGGCCAATTTACTGGAGACATTTATCACCCAGCATCAACTGGCGGTAACGGATCAGGTAAAGTGTTTGAAAACGGTGGACCAGATGCAGCTATCCCAGCTACAATGTGGGGTAACGTACAAGGTACAGTAAGTAGTATTTCTAACCACGATACGAACCTTTTAGATGAAGGTACAGACAACAGAGTTGGAGAAACGGTACCTGGCGCAAGAGACGGTGGCAATAATCGCTACTTTACAGAAGCAAGAGCAAGGGCATCGATTTCAGCAGGAACCGGTGTAAGTATTGCAAGTGATGGCGAAATTAGCATTGGTCAAACCGTAGGTACTACATCAAACGTAACATTTAATAATGTTAATTCAACAGGCGCAATCATTTGCGAAGGTGATGTTACAGCGTTTGGTACAGTTTCTGATATGACTATGAAAGAAAACATTATACCTATTGACGGTGCACTAGAAAAAGTCTCTCAATTAGGTGGATACTTATTTAATTACAAAAATAACCCAACACCAATGACTGGGGTTATGGCTCAAGAATTAGTTGAAGTTTTACCGGAAGCGGTATATAAAACGAGAGACCCGGATACTAACGAAGAAATTTATGCGGTACGACACGGAAACGTAATTGGATTACTTATAGAAGCAATCAAGGAACTCTCGGCAAAAGTAGGCAAGTAATATGGTTATCAAGAATAGTGGCCCTATTAATTTCCAAGACATTGTAGATGAATTTGGTGGTGCAGACCCCGCTAATTTGTCAGAATACTATCGTGGCGGAAGTTTAGTTCCAAATACAAATGCCAATAAAAATATCGCGACCTCAGGCGGAGCTTTAAAGTTAAGCCAGTTCTACGGTGCGCGTAAAGAAATTTTCATTAGATTAGATTTACAAGGTGGCGGCGGTTCAGGTGGTAACGGCATGGCCGACGGTAACGGTACTGGTAATAACAGTGCTGGTAATTCAACTGCGTTTAGACTTTTAAGTGATAATAACGACATCGCTATTGTCGGTGGCGGCGGTGGTGGCGGACATGGTAATGCTGGTGCTATTACTGGTGGACAAGGTGGTGCTTCTGACTTTGGCGCAGGTGGCGCTGGTGGTGGAGCAAATGCTGCTGCACCATTCCCTACATGGGGTCACTATGGTGCTGCTGGCGGTGGAGGCGGTGGTGATGATGGTTCCACAAGTTACTTTAACCTTTACGGTTCAGACGCGGCGGGTAATGCTGGTTCCGGCGGATCTAGAGGCGGCCGTGATGACTTTGAAAAAACCATTGATGTAGAAGTTACTTATAGAATTATCATAGGCGCTGGTGGAAACCCAACAGATTATGGTAACTATAAAGGTGCGCCTGGTGTTCCTGGCTTTGCATCGTTTACAACATCTATAGATAATTTTACTACAACCTATAATGCAAGACCGTCAGGTGATGGATCAACTCTTGCTGATTACACCACAAACACAACCTTCTATTTAAGAATTGCGCGAAACGGTTCTATTTACTTTGAAACAACCGCGCCTTAAGGAGACATTATGAAAAATATTAATATGTTAAAGGGGTTTTATCCTAAGCTTGATGAAGTGCTTGAGTGGTTTCCCCATAACAGAATTAAATCAATTGTATTCACCCGTCGTGAAGACGTCCATACTGTAGCTCTTATTAGTCACTTTGCAAAGGGTACTGATGATGAAGCTAATTTTGAAAAAATGTGTAAATATAATTTTCCAAAAGAATGGTATGAAGTCGAAGATAAAGGTTGGGTAAGCTATGTATGCGCTGACTTAGAAAGTGTAGGTACAGGGTTTTTAAGAGTATACAAAAATCAACCACAGAATAATCCTAGAGATGGTTCTGAATGGTTAGAAAACATTGCTTATTATATCAATTCAAAAACAAGTACTGTTCTTGGAACAAAACACTATTATAGAAATGAATTTGAAATGGCTTATTATATTGATTATTTTGATGAAAACAACGAATTAGTTAAACGCAGACAAAAAGAAGTCCAAGGCACAAAAGAATTTTGGGGTGGCCCGGAAGAACTATTTAGAAATGTTAAACAGGAAAAATTTCCTTATGTGTTCGGCAGAAAAGAAAGCAAAGATCAAGCTTATTTTGTAGTGCATCTAAGCTGACCACCAACTTCTTTTTATAAATATAAGAAAAAACAAAGGGTAGAAATAAATGTCAAAGATTTCAGAATTAGGTCCAATAACAGGTGCCAATACCCGTACCGAAGACCTCTTTGTTATTGTTAATCTTATCCAAGGTGATGATGGAACTAAAAACATTACGAGAAAAGAACTCGTACAAGCTATACAATATGAAATCTTTGATAGAATTACCATCACCGGCGGTAGTATTTCCAACGTAACAATATTCGCCTCAGATATAAACAACAACGTTATGGACGACAACGAGTTCAATAACGGTACTATTAATACGTCGGAAGTTAATGACTCAGACATCCAACGCGGTACAATGGCTAATACCGCAGTCGATAGTGTTACTATTGTTAACTCTGACTTCTCAGATGGTACAGGTAACAACAACGTCTTTACAAACACAATCGTTGATAACGGACAGTTAAACAACTCGACTGGTAACAACGACGTCTTTACTAACTCAACTATTGACGATTCATTCTTCAATAACGTTACTATTGACCAAGGTACTGCAAACGGACTTATCCTTACAAATATTGAAATCGACGAACTAATTCTTGAAGATGCATATATTTCTAACTCAGAAATCGTTACAACAGTATTTTCAAATGGTTCAATCCTTGATACTGTCGTATCAAACGTAGCAGTTTCTAACTCTACTATTACCGAATCAATTATTTCTGGTAACACACAAATCTTTGACGTTAATATCGCTAATGCTGATATTCGTGATACAGATTTAGACAATGTTGATATTACAAACTCTCGTTTCTCGAATGGTTATATTTGGGATACTGAAATCAGTAACTCTAGCATTATTGATACCACAGCAAACAACATTACAATTACTAATTCTGACTTCTCAGATGGTACTGGTAATAATAACGTATTTGATAATACTACTTTGAACACCGTTGAAATTAACGACGGTTCGTTTGGCGGTATTATGGATAACGTTGTAGCAACTAATATGACAATTGGCGATTCATCAGCTGATGGACTACTACAAGATCGCTCAACCATTACTAATTCTGATATTAACGAAGCAAGAATTGCTAACTCAACTATTGATAGCTCAACACTTGCAGACTTTGATATGGATCTTAAGAAAGTCTTTGAAGAGCCTATTGACGAAGATAGTTATTTCGCCTTGAAAAATATGAAGACTGGCGAAACAGAAAAAATGACTTATCGCCAGCTTTACGAAGAAGTTTCTCGTAAAACTGAAAAAGCTCTTAAAGTTTACGTTGCTTCAGACGGTGACGACAAAAATGATGGTACACTTCTTAAGCCAGTTAACACTCTTAAGAGAGCGTCAGAACTTGCTATTGAAAAAGCAGGTGGTAATCCAAATCGTAACGATATTAATAACGCAATCCATATTTCATGTGGACCAGGCACCTATTATGTAGACGAACCAATCGTATTACCTGATGATTGTGCTATGACTTCAACAGCTGGTCAGTACGCAACAGTTATCCAGAAGTTACCAGGTTGGGAAAGAACTAACGGTGTTCTAGTTGGATCCGGTTGTTATGTTCAAGGTTTTGCATACATGAACTTTGAAGTTGATAACTTTGACCAGCCTGAAGGTGGTTTTGCTATCGCTTATCGTCCTGGTGCATTAATGAGAAGATCTCCATATATTCGAGATAGTTCTCAGCTTTCAAACTTTAACCGTGAAGATGTTGAAGCGCCATTAAACCCGTTCAACTCAAAAGGTACAATCCTTGACCTTGGCCAAGAGTTCTATTTAGAGCCAGGCCACAGTGCTCAAAACCTATTTGAAATCGATGATGAAGTAACATTCTCATCTGGTGCAACAGGTTACCTTTCTTATGTTGATGACATTGCGGCAAACAGACAAATTTATGTACGTAACCTTAAAGGGAACGTTGAACCTGGCGATATCTTATATGCACAACGTGGTGGTACAGGTACAGTTGAGAGCATTGGTATTGACGACTTCCCGAACAGACTAGTTGGTCGTGGCGGTGGTTGTCTACTTGCAGACAGAGCTGTACTAGATACTGACTCACTCTACACATACGTATTATGTTTTGGTTTCACGCCTCGTACTCAAAACGGTACAGGTTATGTTGCTAAGAACGGTGCGG